CAAAATAAATTGAAGAACGAACATGGCAACAGCACAAAGAATTTATCTCGTCGGCACACCCGAAGGGAAGACCCGCCTGATCAAGGCCAGCCTGCGACAGCAAGCCCTGAGTCACGTCGCCAATACCATGCTGACCGTTCGCGTGGCATCGCAAGATGACCTCGTCAAAGAACTTGGCAAGGGCACGGCAGTGGAGCAGTACAGCCCGCCCGAGCAGCAAGAGTTGATCGAGCATAGCGAGTCACCAGCGAACTGATAGCGAATCGGTTTCCACATAAGTGGAGCCAAGACGCATGGGACGAATGAGGTCGGCGCGAGATTCGCCGTTCAAGCCTGAAGGCTGTGGGTTCGACACCCACCATCTCAGCCGTGTTGGTGGAAAGGAAAGTAAACGGAGCATGGGCAAGTCGAGACACGTCTGAAACGCTGACTGGATACCGCACCGACCACTGACAACCTATAGCGCCCCGAAAGCGATTCGTTTACACTGACGACATTCGTTCATTCACATGGGGATTACGGGTTATGCCAGAAACCAGCAAGAAGGGGCCTAAGAAGCCCGCCAAGACACCGAAGGCCAAGACACAGGCCCAAGGTACCACTGCGCCCGCAAAGAAGCCTGTAGCCCCGCAAATATCAAGACCTGCACACAGGCCAGTAGAGTACACAGAAGAGATAGCAGAAGAGGTGTGCTGGAGACTCGCTCACGGAGAGTCACTTGTGTCAATCTGTAGTAGTGACCACCTCCCACACTGCGCGACGATTTATCGGTGGTTGATTCGCTTCCCCATCTTCTGCGAGATGTACGCACGCGCACGCGAAGACCAAGCCGACACCAACGCTGACGAAATCCTTGCCATCGCTGACGAGATGCCTCCTGAGTACACTGACAAGGACGGTCGCACCTCCCTTGACCAGACCTACCTAGCGTGGCAGAGGCAGCGCATTGAGGCCCGCAAGTGGACGTCAGCCAAGCTGAAGCCCCGTAAGTATGGCGACCGGGTGGCTGTCGAAGGCGTGGAGGGTGGAGCGGCCATCAAGACCGAAGATTCCAGCGCCAGCAAGTTCTTGGACATCATCAAGAACATGGAGATGACCAAGCGTGCTGGTCAATAAGTATTCATTGCGCACCCTTGTGGTGTCGAAAAACACGGGGTTATACGCCTCGTGTCTGGCCTGAGTACTACTTGTGTTAGCAGAACTGCTCGAAGACCCGGAAACGCAGGCGGAGTTCAACGCCCAGCAGGAGCATGACCGCATTGCGCAGATCGCCCACGCAAAATGGGTGGCAAGCGCTCACCGCTACCAAATACCGCCACCGCTCGAGATGGACTACACGGTCTGGATGATGCTGGCGGGGCGAGGGGCTGGGAAGACCCGCAGTGCAGCCGAGGCGCTGTGGTGGTGGGCATGGAGCCACCCGGGCTGTCGCTGCCTCGTGTTGGCCCCTACGTCCAACGACATCAAGTTCACCTGCTTCGAGGGTCAGTCTGGCCTGCTGGCCTGCATACCCGCCGAACTCGTGGTGGACTACAACAAGCAAGACCATCAAATCAAATTGAGCAACGGCTCGATCATCAGGGGTATCAGCGGCGACTCATACGAGCGTCTGCGTGGCCCACAGTTTCACTTCGCATGGTGCGACGAACTCGCAGCGTTTCAGTATCTTGGCCCCGGCGAAGCGTGGGACATGATGACTATGGGCCTGCGTCTGGGTGACAAGCCCCGGGTCATCGTGACGACGACACCGCGCCCCAAGGACTTGATCGTCGAGTTGATCGGGCGCGAAGGTGAGGACGTGGTGATCGACCGCGCCTCGACGTATGAGAACGAGGCCAACCTTGCCTCATCCTTCAGGCAGCAGTTGGAGCAGTACAAGGGCAGCAAGCTGTATGAGCAGGAGGTGATGGGCCAACTGGTCGACCTCGAGGACGGCAAGGTGGTCAGCCGCTCCATGTTCAAGATGTACCCAGCCGAGCGGCCACTACCCAAGTTCGAGTACATCGTCATGTCGCTGGACTGCGCCTACACCGACAAGACCTACAACGACCCGACAGCGTCAACCACATGGGGTGTGTTCAAGCCGACCGACGGGCCAATGTCTGTCCTGCTGATCGACTGCTGGGCTGAACACCTGACCTTCCCCGACCTCAAGCCCAAGGTGCTGGATGAGTGGCGCAATTCCTACGGCGAAGGCAAGGATGCCAAGCGCCCTGACCTGATCCTGATCGAGGCCAAGGCGTCGGGCCTGTCACTGGTGCAGGAGTTGCAATCGATGCACCTGCCTGTGCGTGCGTGGAACCCGGGCAACGCTGACAAGATGACCCGCCTCCAGATCACCGCGTCCATCTTTGCGACCGGGCGCGTCTGGTTGCCTGAGTCGTCTGTCCACAAGGGCTACGTCAAGGACTGGGCCGAAGGGTTCCTGTCGCAGATATGCGCCTTCCCTGATGCCGCGCATGATGACTACGTCGACTCAGCAACGCAGGCGATGCGTCTGCTCAAGGACATGGGTTTCCTCGACATAAACCCTGACCCTCGGTATGATGATGAAGATGACTACTATGACGCGCAACCTAAGCGCGTGAATCCATATGCGGAATGACCATGGCTGACTTCAAAAAACTTGGCAAGGGACTGACCAGTGCGATCAAGCAGGCAGAGGTGTCTGCGGCATCTAAGCTGAAGGGCACGCAGGACGTTCTACCCAAAGCGGAGCGCGAGGCCAACCTTCAGAAGTTCCTTGAGCCAAGCAAGACGCCCATGCGCCTGTACCACGGCACGAACGCGACCGAAGGCGGCAAAGGTACTGAGGCCATCCGTCGCATCAAGCCAAGCAAAGAGGGCGCACTTGGCTCTGGTATATACACAACCCCTAACACCGCACACGCAAGCAGTTACACGGGCATTCCTAATGACGAGGCGCTTGAGATGATGCGTCTGGGTGGTGACTACAGCAAGAAGATGGCTGACCAATTTGCGGCTGACCGCGTTACTGGCACATTGCGTGAAGGGCAAGCAAGCGGCAATATGTTGCCAGTCCATGTGCAGATGCGTAACCCTCTCATCATTGGCAAGTCAGGCAGGAGCATTGACCCAGCGGCTGACGCGCTCATGAGCCTTGGCATGGATGAGGCCAGCGCCATTCGATTGGTGGAAAAGGCGTTCGAGGAGAAGGGCAACATTGGCAAGCAAATTCAAACCAGAGCGCAGGCCCAAGGCTACGACGGCATCATGCAGTACCGTGGTGACGACCTGTCCGAGGTGGTGTCCTACAACCCCAGCGCAGTCAAGAGCGCAATTGGCAACCGTGGTACATACGACGCCACCAAAGGTGACATCAACGAGGCCCGAGGAGGGGCGATCCATATGCAAAAAGGCGGAAAGACCGGGGCGCTTGGCAAGATAGCGCAGGCCATCAAAGCGGCCAACAAAGAGGCTGACGCCGCTCTTGAGGCTGGCAAGCTGCAAGAGGCGCTCAAGGCCAAGCAAGCCCCCATGACGACGCCGTCTGGCACTGGCCTGCCGTTGATGCCTCGCACTGGTGGGATGTACACACCCGGCATTGAGCAGAAAGACTTGCCCCGGATGCCCATGGTTGACAAGGCCCGCGCTGAAGGCAAGCAGCCCAAGTACACCGAGCGGATGCAAGACCTGCTTGATTCACCGACCGCCCGTAAAAAGGTGGACAAACTGATTAACCAAGGCAAAGACCTGAACGTGCAGGAGTGGTATGGCACCGAGCCATTGAGGCAGGTGGCGATGGACATCGGCATGACCCAACGGGAGTTCGACATCTTCCTTGCCCAGATGGCCTCCGCATCACAGCGCAATCCGGTCGACCAGCAGAACAAGATGGGCAGTTACCTGTACCACCTAAGTCAGACGGGCAAACTGCCTGACGACGCATTTCTGATGACCAACAAGATCAAGCGCGGCAAGGCCGAACGGCCAGAAGGTACGGCCATCGAGTTGCCGCCCGGGTATGGATCGCTGGCGCAGGGCGACATCTTCAGCCGGGGCAAGCAGATTGCCAGCGGCGACATTGAGGGCGCACTGCCACCAGACAAGAAGCTGGGCACGTTCTACCGCAACTACCAAGGCAACCTCAAGCCTGTGACGGTGGACGTCAACGCAGTGCGTGGCCCCATCATCGAGCGTGGTGATCCGCGCTGGCTGGCATCTAAACTGGTGGAAAAGGATGAGGAGGGCAACATTCTCGCCACTCACTTTCCGCGTAAGGATGTCGCGTCGGGCAAGATGAGTCTGAAGGAGGCCAAGGCCCGACCCGGCTTTTGGGAGGCTGCGCCATCAGGCTCTGAGTACGCAGGCTTTGAGGAGTTGTGGCAACGTGGCGCAAAGCGTCACAACATGGCCCCGGCAGAAGCGCAGGCACTGGGCTGGTATGGCTCGGCTGACGTGACTGCCTTGAAGACCAAGCCAGAACTCTACATCGACAACCTCGAGCGCATGATCCGTCGCACCGCAGAGCAGACAGGCCAGAACCCAACTAAGGTGATGGAAGACGTCCTGCGTGGCAAGCAATACCTCAAGGCCAAGGGTGGCTCAGTCAACAAGCAGCCCATCAAGATCAAGGCGTATGGCAAGGACATCGAGTCCAAGATTCACGACGAGTTTGCCAGCCACATCAATGCAGCCAATGGTGGTGCAATCAAGAAGATGCCATGGAAAGCCCAAGGCGGCGCGATCAAAACGTTGCCGTGGAAGGCTGCTGGTGGTGGCGTGGCCCAATACGACGAGGGTGGTGCGGCTGCACGCATACCCGGCCAAAGCGTGTCTGCACCACCTGCCGACCAACCAAGCAAGGCCAAACTGATGGCCGAGATTCTGGCCCGCATGGCAAAAGAGCAGGGCAAGGAAGAAGTGGGAAGCCTGAAGAAGCCCCGGGCTGCAACCGATCTACTCAACCGTGGCGTGGTCGCGCCCTTGGCTGGCCTGCCTGTTGACATGATGAACATGGGGTTGGAGGGCATCGACGCTGTGCGTGGTTTAGCGAGTGGTAAGCCAGTCGATAACCGATTCGCTTCTGACAAGCCATTCCTTGGCTCAGAGCATCTCAAAGACCTGATGAAGCAGTACGGCATGACGACCGAAGCGGATCGCCCCATGATGGAGACGGCCCTGTCGCTGTTCTCGCCAGCAGGAGCCATCAAGGGAGCCGCCAAAACAGCCGAGGCTGCGCCGAAAGTGATGCGTGCAGGGGAAGCTGGCTTGAACGCCGCTACAGCCGCTGTGCGCCGTCCTATGACGCCTGCGACCGTAACCATGGAAGCCGTGGCCCCAGACCTTGCCAAGTACAAGCCCCGTAATTTTCAGGAGACTGTAACGCGCCGCATGACTGGCCCCGGTGCCCCGGTATCAATGGAGACCATGGGCGGACGCAAGACGACCAAGCGACCCGGCCAAGGTGTGTACGAGAACTTTGAAGGGCAGCTTGAGACCAACCCGCTGGTGGCTGTGGACGTGCCGCGTGCAGGCAACCTGTCGACCAACAAGGGTTTGCGTGCCGACATCGTGCAAGGTGGTCAAGACTTGGCGCAGGAGAGCGTAGCAGCGCACCGCTTTGTGCCCATGATGACCAACAACATTGCCGACGCATCGGCCATGCTGATCAGCCCCAAGGGTGGGAAGTTGACCAACGAGGAAGTGGTTGCACTGGGCCAGCAGTTGCCCGGGATGATTGTCGCCCACAACCCACGACTGGGTGGCGTGGTGGTGATGCCATTTGATCAAGCCAAAGGCAAGGTGCCCACAGAGTTCTTTGATGCGCAGGACGTTGCCAAGTCAGTGCTGGGCAAGCGTGCAAACTTTACCTATGGCAAGGCTGACCCTGCGAAGGATCGCCTGTACATCGAGCGAGGTGACTACGCTACCGAAGGCGCAAAGCCGTCATCAGCCGAGTCCAAAGCGATGCGGGAGCGGTTGCAACGGGCGGAGGGGCGCTTGTTTCGCGAACCCTCTCAATCACCCGGCGGGCTTCGTCAAGCGCGTGGAGTTCCTGCCACCACAGCCGATTGAGTGATCGCATATGAATGAACGCATCTTCACGCTTATCAAACTCCGCAACGCGGCTCGGTCTGTCAATGTTGACAAACAGGATTTGCCATCGATCCCCGAAAGGTTCGACAACAAATGGATAGTGAGCGCGGGTTCTTCGGGCGATGGTCGTCATGCCTCGATGTTACATGACAACTTAAACAAACACAAGGGGTAACTAATGCCTGAAATGCCAATTGATCAAGATGCAGACCGTTTTATTGACGGCATGAAAAACACGCCTGATGGTGGTGTTGAAGTGGATATGCCTGACGATGAGTTGAGCGACGTTGAGGAGTTGCCAGACGGCTCTGCTGTTGTCACTATGGAAGAGTTCAAAGGCCCATCCGAGGCAGAAGACTTTTACTCCAACCTTGCTGAGACGGTAAATTTGTTCGACCTTGAGAAGATTGGTATGCGCTACCTTGACTTGATTGGCAAGGACAAGGAGGCCCGTAAGGAGCGAGATAAGCAGTATGAAGACGGCCTCAAGCGCACTGGCTTAGGCCAAGACGCCCCCGGCGGCGCTCAGTTCAACGGCGCATCTAGGGTGGTGCATCCTGTGATGGCCGAGGCTTGTGTTGACTTTGCATCGCGTGCCATGAAGGAGATGTTCCCGCCTGATGGCCCAACCCGTACCAAGATTCTGGGCGAGGTCACCGAGGCCAAGACTGAGGTCGCAGAACGCAAGCGCGATTACATGAATTGGCAGTTGACCGAGCAGATGGAAGAGTTCCGCGACGAGCAAGAGCAGTTGCTCACGCAGTTGCCGCTGGGTGGTTCGCAGTTTATGAAGATTTGGTACGACGAAAAGAAGCGTCGCCCGTGCGCTGAATTTGTGCCCATTGACAACATCCTGCTGCCGTTTGCGGCAACGAACTTCTACACCGCGCAGCGTGCAACGGAGATGCAAGACATCACCGACTGGGAGTTCCAGCAGCGTATTGACCGTGGCCTGTATCGTGACGTTACGCAAATCCGGGCCACATCCGAGCCAGATCAAACTGGTGCCGAGAAGGCCAACGACAAGATCGAGGGCAAGCAGTACCAAGACGGCTCAGACGGCCTGCGCCGCGTCTTTCACATCTACACCTACCTTGACATTGACGACGACGACTACAGCAAGGGCGAGAACGCGCCCTACGTCTTGATGATTGACGACCTCGACAACAAAGTTGTTGGCCTGTACCGCAACTGGGAAGAGGGTGACGACACCTATACCAAGTTGGATTGGATCGTCGAGTACAAGTTCATCCCATGGCGCGGCGCATACGCCATCGGCCTGCCCCACCTAATCGGTGGTCTTGCCGCAGCCCTGACCGGAACCCTCCGCGCCCTGCTGGACACTGCGCACATCAATAACTCGGCCACCATGCTGAAGTTAAAAGGTGCAAAGATCAGCGGTCAATCGGCCAATGTCGATGTGACTCAAGTCACCGAGATCGAAGGCGCACCCGGCGTGGACGACGTTCGCAAGATCGCCATGCCCATGCCGTTCAACCCTCCAAGCGCAGTACTGTATCAACTGCTGGGCTGGCTTACCGACGCAGCCAAGGGCGTGGTCACCACCAGCGAAGAGAAGATTGCAGACGCCAAGTCCACCATGCCTGTGGGCACCACGCAGGCTTTGATCGAGCAAGGCGCTGTGGTGTTTTCTAGCATCCACGCCCGCCTGCACGACTCACAAGGCCGCGTGCTGAAGATTCTTGGCCGCATCAACCGCTGGTATCTTGACGAGCAGCGCCGGGGTGACTTGGTTGCCGAGTTGCCCATCAAGCGCGAAGACTTCAAGCGCAACAGCGACGTGGTGCCAGTGTCAGACCCCCACATCTTCAGCGAGACCCAGCGTGTCGCCCAGATGCAGGCAGTCTTGCAGATGGCCGAGCGATACCCGCAGATTTTTGACCAGCGTGCCGTGGTGAGCAGGATGCTCAAGCAACTCAAGATTCCAAACGTCAACGAGTTGATTCCAAACGCGGCCAAGCCTGCCGAGATGAACGCAGCGGACGAGAACGCCGCCATGGCTTTGGGACGCCCAGCGTTCGCATACCCACGCCAAGACCACCTAGCCCACATCCAGACGCATTTGACGTTTGCCCTAGACCCATCCCTTGGCTCAAACCCATTGATCGCCCAGCGCTTCATTCCGCAGGTTTTGGAGCATATCAAGCAGCACATGATGCTCTGGTACACCGGGCAGATGTCGACCTATGTGCAAGGCGGCAACGCGGTGCAGTACGGCAAGTACGAGGACAGCAAACTGGTCAAGCAAATTGACAAGGCAATCGCTTTGGCTTCGGATCACGTCAAGCTGGATACCCAGCAAGTGTTTCAAGGCGTGATGCCTGCGCTTCAGCAGTTGTCACAGATGATGCAGCAGTTGAAGCCGCCAGCACCTCCGATGGAGGGCGAAGCACAGGCTGTGTTGCAGGCTTCTCTTGCTGAGACGCAACGCCGCACCGTCAAGGATCAAGCGGACATCCAACTTGACACCGCCCGCCTGCAAGCGGACGAGTCAAACAGGGACAAGGATCGTCAGGTCAAAATCGCGATGAACGCGGAAGACAACCTCACACAGGAGCGCATCAAGACCGCCGAATTGACGGTCGACGAGGCGAAACTGCGCAAAGAGCAGGAAGAAACTGCAATTCAACTCAACCAGATGGCACAACGTAACTTAGGAGAATGAAATGGCTACAACCGACAAAGAACAGCAATCCGAGCAAGTCCGCCAAAAGACCCGCATGGCGGCAGGCGCTTGGGTCACAGGTGAAACACTAAAAGAGCAATCAAAAGCGACCATGCCAGAGGCCAACAGCGACCACGGGAATTTCTCCCAAAACGAGGGAATTGACAAGAAAAACGCATGAGGTACGTTACCGACTTCATCAGTGCTGTAAAGGCACGTCGAGCCGCGATAGCCGATAGTATTGCCACGGGCAACTGTGTCAACTTTGAGGCATATCAGCGTCTGGTCGGACAACTTCAGGGTCTTGAAGAATCCCTTGAAATACTTAACCAACTTCTAAAGGAAGAAGACAAAGATGACAGATAGCACGGTAGCGGGTAATTCCGCTGATTTACAGGAAGCCTTTCCTGTTGTAGACCCCGGTGCGATTCCCCTTGGTGCGCGTGTACTCGTACAGTTGCGCAAAGCCAAGAAACGAATGACTCAATCCGGGATTATTTTGCCTGAAGAGACTCGCGACACCGAACGGGCGC